CTAATGTAGTAATAACACCACTTCAGATTAGAGTAGGTAATTCTACTGTAAATGCAACTATTAACTCTACTGTTTATAGTGGCACTTCTAATAATGCACTGTTCCTTGGCGGCGCTTCGGCCGCTAGTTATCAGACTACAGCAGGACTACTAGCTAACGTTGCTACACTATCAGCAAACAACGCGTCGTTCCTAGGAGGTGTAGCTGCAGCTAGCTATACAAACACATCAGGCGCGTATACGATCACAGGCGTACGTACACACAGCGCAAACGTTATCGTTAATGCAAATTTAGGCATTGGTACTTCAACACCCGGTACCCGGTTTGAAATCCGTAATGATGGTAATAACAGTCATGCATTGGTGTTGTCGCATAATGCAAATACCGGCACTAGTGCATTTTCTGGCCTTAAGGCGATATGTGGTGGTGGTACTGCACAGTTCTGGGTAACCGGTTCCGGTACTACTACTGCAGCGCTAGGTACTGATACAGCAACTCCGCTAGTCCTATTCAGCAATAGTGTTAACAGAGTTGTTATTGCAGCCAATGGCGATATCGACTTTGCAACAACCCCCACGGTTGCTGGATCCCCTTTGAGTATACCTGTATATACAGGTTCAACAGCAGAAAATACTGATTTCCCAATCGGTACTACACTGTTAATTGATTCGGGCGATGCATTATATACAATGAATTCATCGCGAACAATTTACTATACGGTGAATGGTGGTGCATCACCGTTCGCGGTGGCAACTAATTATCGCGATTATATAACCGGAAGTTCAAGATCATCATTGACCGGTACTTGGCGTCTTCGAGGATCCATTGTAAATGCAAGTACCGGTGGCGGAGATGAGCCTCCAACGCCTGGAACCCCTTATTATATCAGTCTTTATCAGAGGGTAGCATAATGTCTAAGATCATTCAAGTCAAGTCGATTATTAGAAGACCCGATGACTCATATGAGTGTATCATTGATCTAGATTTTGAAGATGGTTATCCTGTATTGACAGACACCGTCTATAATGCCAGAGCAAGTGATCCCGCGCCGGTGAATAAGATGCTATTGCAAATTATTGCAGATCTTCCGGGAGAACTTGAGATTACACCATGGCCAGAGCCAGTAAGTAATTCTGTGTCTTCAAATACCGCTTGAACTATTACTTAAACTATAAATACTCCATAAAGGAGTAACAAGAATGGCTCAGAAGGTCAATATTGTCATGGACCAGGGCACTACCTTTAGTGTCACGTATGAGTTCACAGATGATAACGGAGATCCTATTAACTTCAGCACCTACACAAGTGTAGCGCAAATGCGTAAGTCGTATTCATCATCGACTTACCATACGTTCACTGTTGGGTTAGGTAATACTGGCATCGTCAGTTTATCCATGAATGCAGCCAATACTTCATCTATCACTGCCGGCAGGTATGTGTATGATTTAGAGGTAACTGATACAAACAATGTTATCTCGAGACTAGTTGAAGGAATAGTTACTGTAACACCACAGGTAACTAGGTAAAGACTTATGTCAAACAGCATAAAACTCAAATTAGTCAAGAATCCTAATGCAATAAAGCTTGCAAATGTAAACTTTGCATATGTGGCGTCACCTAAGAGTCAACCGACACTTATTAGAAGCTCGTCTGTTGACTTAGTACCGTATTCAAATACCGGGCAGATGTTGGCAAATGATGCCACAACTTATGCAAATGCAGTCAATTACGTTACAAATCAGAACTTTGTTAACACGTCTCAACTGTCGGCAAACCTAGCTAATTTGACTCTTTCTTCATTGACGGACGTAGTCATTACCGCACCTATCACTAATGATAGCACTTTAGTATACAGTACCGCAAATAATAAATACGTAGTTAAGCAGTTAGACGTCGACGGGGGAACTTTCTAAATGGCCAATAATCTAATTCAAATCAAGAGAAGTGCTAGTGCAGCAGTTCCTGCATCACTAGCTAATGGTGAGCTTGCATTTACCTCGAACGGTGATGTTCTTTATGTTGGCAGCCCAAACGGCTCGATCGTAGGAATCGGCGGAGCAAGATTCCCTGGAACTCTAACTGCTAATCAAGCTCTTGTTGCAAACTCTACTAGCGGTATCAATGAGATTAGAGCAGGTACGGCTAACGTAGGTGCAATCTATGCAAATGGCAGTTTCGGCACTGCAGGACAAGTACTGACAACTAATTCTACTGGCGTTTACTGGTCTACTGTTTCATCTGGTGGCGGCGGTACTGTTACTTCTGTTGGCACAGGAAGCGGTCTGACTGGCGGTCCGATCACTAGTAGCGGCACTTTGTCTGTATTGGCAAATAGCGGCATAATAGCTAACACTACTGGAGTCTTTGTCAATCCTGGTACCGGAGTCACGGTTAATGCTACCGGCGTGCATATCGGTCAAGCCGTAGAAACAACTAGCGATGTTACATTCAATAAGATTACTGCCACTGGCAATGTAGCACTTGGCGATGCAATTACAGATCTAGTTTCAATAAACGGATCTGTTAATACAAATATTATGCCATCGGTAAATGCTACATTTTTGCTTGGCAATAATAGCTTGCGTTGGAGTGAAATCCATGCAGCAAATGTACATTCAAATACTGGCTACTTTGATGGTTCGGTACAGATTGGCGGTAACTTATCGGTACTTGGTACTACATTTACAACCAGTGCTAATAACTTAATTGTTGATGACTCGCTAATTCAGTTAGCTGCAAATAATACAGTATCCGATCTATTGGATATTGGTTTCTATGGTAGCTATAATGATACAGGTTCAGCACCACATGAACACACTGGTCTATTCAGAGATGCTTCTGACGGCGGTTTGTATAAGCTCTTTAGTGGTCTACAAGATTCACCAACAAATCTAGTCAATACTGCGGGTGTAGGCTATACAACATCAACTCTACAAGCTTACTTAAGCTCTGGCGGTCTTACAACCAATTCAACTGCTGTAACAATAACAGCAAATTCAACAGTCAATGTAGCAATTATAGCTAATACTCTAACACTCTCTTCTGCTCTTGCAGGAACTAGCGGTGGTACCGGTAGAACAACTACAACTAATAATGCATTGCTTGTTGGTAACTCTACAAACGGTTATAACGAATTGACCTTGGGTACCTCTGGATATGTGCTACAGTCTAATGGTACTGCTATAGTATATGATACATTAGATGGTGGTTCGTTCTAACTAACTTAGGATTTATATATCATGAATGATCGAGCAATTGACACATATCTATCAAAACAGGAAAATCTGGTTGTAGAGTTTGTCAGAAGATTACTGCAGGCAGAGACTAAAATAGTCATGTTAGAGTCTGCAGTACAAGAAGCAAATAAAAAAGCAGAAGAGTCCAAAGAACAATATGAAACATGTAAGACTACTTTGGATCAAACAATTAACGGTTTAGCAGCAGTAACAATTGAAAGAAATGCACTCAATGATAAAGTGCAAGTCATAGAAAAAGCGCTTAACAATTGTATAATTGATAGGACCAAGTTGAGTTCACAAACATCTGTTCTTAATACTTTATCCAATGATCATGCTTCTCTAAAAGAGAACTATGATCTTGTATTGGCTCAGCTTAATAAATGCAATACAGATGAAAAGAGTCTTCCCCCAAAGAAAAAGGGGAATAAAAAGCAAGTAAATCAAGAGCAAGAGTGGTCATATGGCGAATAACAGGTTTCAGCATAAAAGAAGCTCTGTCAGTGGAGTTGTTCCAACCACAGGAGACCTATCTGTAGGTGAACTAGGTATTAATCTAGCTGATAAGAAGCTATTCAGTGCAAACAGCAGTGTTGTATTTGAACTAGGATCTAATCTTACCAACATCTATGTCGGTAATACAACATCTGCATTGACTGTTAATAGCACACTTGTTACAATACCTACAACCATAGCATTATCAGCTAATGGTTCAAATGGTACTGCAGGACAAGTACTAACATCAAATGGTGCCGGAATATATTGGTCTACGGTATCGGGCGGTGGTGGCGGCTCGGTTAATACTGCAGAACAGTATAGCTGGACCAATACGCATACGTTTAACGCCAACCTAACTATAGCTGCTACTTCAGAATTGATAATTGCTAACGGTGCCGGCATCGAAGCAAATGGTACTTTTGGCACGTCTGGTCAAGTACTCACATCAAATAGTACTGGCGTTTATTGGTCGACTGTATCTGGTGGTAGTGTTGCTGGATCCAATACTCAAGTTCAATTTAATGATTCTGATGTAGTTAACGCATCCGCTTTCTTTACCTTCAATAAAGTATCTAATACTCTTGCCGCTGTATTCATGACAGATATAGCTGGAAGGATGAGGGATGTACCAATTTTGTTAAGAGCCATTGGCTATCAATTAACGTCTAATGATTCAGGACAATGTATCTCTACTACAACCGGCGGTATTGTAGTCAATGGCGCAGTACTTGCATCTGGATTTACTGCTACTATTTTCAATAATTCTGCATCAACTCTTACTATAACTTCTGGCACAGGTGTAACAATGTATCTTGCCGGTACAGCTACTACCGGTAATAGAACATTAAGTCAACGAGGCCTTGCTACAGTAGTGTGTGTAGCAGCTAATACATTTGTTATCACTGGTAGTGGATTGTTTTAACATGGTAGGCATAGTTAATTCATTAGTAGGTTGTCAACCTGGTGTTCGTATTTTAGCTAGAAATGGCCCGACTAGTACTATTTCTAGCACTTCCGTTATAGCATATCCAACCGGCGGAGTTATACGAAATGGCGATATTGCAATAATATCTGACAGAGCTACCAGTACTACTGCCAATACTGCTCCAACTGATGTTACACCAACCGGTTTTACTCAACTTGTTACTACAGCCGTAACAACTGCAACAACTTCTCTTAGATCTTCTATGTATTTTAAGTTACTTAATGGAAGTGAATCTGGAACTAGCATAATCGGCATGGCAGGTTTAGGTGGTGGTGCTACAACAAAAATATTAATAATCTTTAGACCCTCATTTACGTATGCATCGTATGCATACACACCAACAACATTCAGTAGTAGTTCAACAGCTTCAGGCACTACTGTATCAAGCCAAACTATAGATGGAACTATATTAACAAATAACAGTGCAGCTATCTTATTGGCGCAATATACTACTACTGCCGGCGGCATCTCAGCCAGAACTAGTACAGGCCCATTAGGTTTTACTGAAACTAACTTTAGCACTACCCATTACTTTAAATTTGGCTTTATGCCCTTAGGTACAGATATTGGTTTAGCTAACAGCACTATTGGCATAACTACAGCATCTACTGTAATAGTATTACATTCTGGCATCTTAACTATTAAGTAAAGGAACTCTAATCATGCTTGAATATAGCTGGAGCATTGACCAATTACTATGTGCTAAGAGCCTGGATGGATTAACAGACGTAGTACGTGAAGTAAGCTGGTCCCGCATTCTAACCGATGGTCAATACACAGTACTATCATCTGGTAGATCATCAGTAAGTGAACCACAACCATCATCATTTACTCCATATAATCAACTTACTGAACAACAAGTAACATCTTGGCTAGAAACTATAGTAGATGTTGCAGCAATTGATGCTATGCTCAATGAACAATTGATAGCTCTTATGCAACCACCACAGGAAGTAGTATTACCTCTTCCATGGATACAGTAGATCATAATAGCCCGTAATAAATATACAAAAGTAACGGATAAAAAGATATGGCTCTACCTACAGATAAGGCTTCATTCAAAGAGTACTGTCTCCGCACACTCGGTAAGCCTGTTATTGAGATCAATGTAGATGATGATCAGGTTGATGATCGTGTGGATGAAGCTCTGAGCTACTACTGGGACTATCACTTTGATGGTACCGAGAAGATCTTCTATCGTTATCCAGTAGTAGCACAAACAAAGATAGACAGATATGTTCCTGTTCCTGAGAATGTAATCGGGGTTGTCAACTTGTTCCCAATCGGACAAGGATTGAACACCAACAATCTGTTCAACATTCGTTATCAGATTGCACTGAATGACTTGTACACATTGACATCAGTGTCAATGGTTCCTTATTATATGGCACTGACACATGTTCAGTTCCTCGAGCAGATGCTAGTAGGTCAACAGCCGTTGCGATACAACAGGCATGTCAATAGACTCTACATTGATATGGATTGGAGCATAATCAACGTCGGTGACTACATTGTAGCTGAAGCCTATCAAGTTGTTGATCCTACTGTATATGCAGATGTATGGAAAGATAGATGGCTATTGCGCTACTCTACTTGCTTAATCAAGCAACAGTGGGGCAATAACCTAAAGAAGTTTGGCGGTATGCAGATGCCAGGCGGTATCACATTCAACGGCCAGCAAATCTATGATGAAGCTACCGCAGAACGTAAGGAACTTGAGCAGGAAATGATCTCTTCTTACTCACTCCCAGTAACTGATATGATAGGCTAGATTATATACATGCTTTCATTCTCAAGATTCATTACCGAAGCAGCCTCTGTTGCCGAAAAGAAACTATCTTTCGATAAGAAGGCAGATCCGGGTTGGCACCAAGATGGCGATCATATGATTGTGTATCATGGCACTCACGAACGCAATATTCCTAACATGATGAAGGACGGTCTAAATAGACCAGATCCAAAGACCGGAATGATCTCTGTCACTCACGACCCCAATACCGCACATGCATATGCTGCAATGTCAGGTCATGGTGGTGAAGCAGGATTCAGACAAGCAGGCCAAAAGGTAACCACTACACCACACAACGAAAGAGCTGTGGTCAAGATGAAGATTCCTATGTCGTGGGCAAAGGAACATATGGACCACAACATGAGTGGTAATATCGGTGCGGATGATAAGACCAATGATCTGAAAGATGCCCGTGTCAGAATGACCAACAAGAGTGAACACGAGAGATGGCGCAAAGCCAATCCCGGAAAGCCAGGACATGTATACTACAGTGGAACCGAAATTCGTTTCAAGAAATCAGTCCCACCGGAGTTCATGGTCGGTCATATGAAGAAGTATGATAACTAATGGCAACAATATCAGAAGCATTTGTCTACTGCTGGGTGGATAGAGCAACAAACAAGCTATACGTAGGATCACATAAGGGATCTACGGATGACGGTTATATTTGTTCCAGCAAGCATATGTTAAAAGAATACAAGGAAAGACCTACAGATTTTTCTAGACAGATAGTGGCTGAAGGTCTGCACTCTGATATGAGAAAGTTTGAAGGTGCTATTCTCAAGTCAGTCAACGCTAAAAATGATGAGCAGTTCTATAATAAGCATAATAATGACGGTCTTTACTTTGATGGATGGTCTAGTGATACCATGACGGAAGAGCACAAGAAAAATATAGGAAAAGCAGGTAAAGGTAGAAAGATATCGCCTGAACATGCTCACAAACTTCATGAAGGCAGAAGAAGATCAAGGAACTCACCAGAGCATACTGCAGCAATAGTTGCTGTCAGAAAAAATACTAAGCATACAGAAATTACTAGACAAAAGATGTCAAATGCAAAATTACTAAATCCTAAGAGTAAAGAAAATGCAAGTATAGCAGGCAAGATAAGTTTAGCTAAAAGACCTGATAATTATAGTGAATTACATTCAGAAAGAATGAAGCTCTGGTGGGCTTCTCGTAGAGAAAAGACGGGAGGCTAACATTACTACAAATTTCTATTTTAATAATTATCAAGCAACTAGTGAGCAAGATTTATTACATGACTTAGTCATAGAGTCAATCCGTATATATGGTGAAAACATGTACTATGTCCCCAGGGAGCTTAAGAGATATGATAGCATCTATGGTGAGGATGCTATCTCAGAATACAATCGAGCTATACTAGTAGAACTTTACATCAAGTCAGTGGACGGCTTCACTGGTGATGGTAACTTCATGTCAAAGTTTGGACTACAGATTAGAGACCAGGCTGTATTCTCCATATCACAAAGAGTATTCTCTGCAGAGATTGCAGCTTTGACTGGCCAGACTAGACCTAATGAAGGTGACTTGATTTACTTCCCACTCAATGACAAATGCTTCAAGATCATGTATATCAAGAAGCAAGAATTCTTTTATCCATTAGGTACTTTGCCAACATGGGAAATTACAGTAGAGCTCTTTGAATATGCCAATGAGAAATTTAGTACTGGTGTTGGCGAGATTGATAAATTACAAACTAACTTCTCACTCAATGTACTTGACTATGCACTCAGAGATGAAACAGATCAGATCATCACAGATGAGAGCGGTAACATAATAATTGCAGAAAATTACAATCTATCTCAACTTAATCCAGCAGCCGACAATGATGTAATCCAAGACGGCTCGGAAAACTTCCCTCTAGGGTCAAACGACTTCATTGACTTTACTGAAAAGAATCCGTTTGCAGAGGACAATTATTAGAATGTTCAATACTAATCCGTTCTATTTTGATTTGATTCGAAAGTATATTATTACATTTGGAACACTATTCAATAACATCTACATCACTAAGCAAGACAAAGACGGCAATGAAGTGCTGAGACTTCGCGTTCCTATTACATACGGACCTAAAGATAAGGCACTTACTAGGGTATTCCAAGATCCGGATATTGACAGACCTACTGCTACATATCCTTTGCCTATGATGACGTTCGAAATGACTAAGTTTGACTACGATGGATCTAGGAAGTTATCATCTGTCACCAAATTTTCTTATAATGACACGACTAACGATAACAAAAGAAAGTATCAGTATGTTCCAGTACCATACAACATAGGATTCAAGCTAAGCATCCTAACAAAGAATGCAGAAGATGGTACTAGGATAGTCGAGCAGATTCTACCATACTTCACTCCTGACTGGACAGTTACAGCTCTACTCATTCCAGAGATGGATGTAAAGCACGATATCCCAGTAATACTTGACAGAGTTGATCTTGACGATGTGTATGAAGGTGACTTCACACAACGAAGAACTATGGTGTGGACACTAGACTTCACGCTCAAAGGCTACATGTATGGCCCTGTCAAGTCAACAAAGATCATTAAGTACTCTATAACAAATCTGTATGATCAAATCGATCGAACAGCAGACCCAGTTGCTAGCATTACTATACAGCCTGGACTACTCGCTAATGGCTCTCCTACTTCAAATTCTAGCCTATCAATACCAGTCGACGAGATTCTTGCTACAGACGACTTCGGCTTTGTAGTGACAATTGACGATCCCAAGGATCCACAACAATGATAGATGATGACAGTAATAGCCCGATTGATAGAGCATTAGGACTTAGTTCTATGCATCAATCAACTGCGGTGGCCACCATACTTGCTAAAGTACATGATGACTCTGCAAAAGAAGACTTCACTTTTGCTCGAGCAAATATCCGTGAAGTGGTTGAAAATGCCAATGATGCTATTGCAAAGCTTTCGGTTATAGCCGATCAGTCACAGAATCCTAGGGCATTTGAAGTACTTGCCAAGTTGATGGATTCGGCTGTAAGCGCAAGTAAACATCTGATGGAAATACAGAAGGATATCCGTCAAATAGACAAGCCTAACACACCAACTAGTGATGAAGGCAAGTCACAAGTGACAAACAACCTCTATGTGGGTAGTACCACAGAGTTGGCTAAGGTAATTGCTCAACTTAGAAATGAGTCATAAGGTATCATCTTTATTGACTCATAGAGCATTATACCACCACTCAACCACAAAGTCAATAGGTATATCATGACAGAACAATCTCCCATCAACAATTTAAAGTTCTACAACGGCAATCCTAACCTCAAGCGATCCGGAGTACAAGTCAATTGGACCCCAGAGATGGTTCAAGAATGGGTGAAGTGTTCGGAGGATGTAGTTTACTTTGTAAAGCGCTACATGAAAATTGTGAACGTAGACCGCGGATTGATTGCGTTTGAACCATACGACTACCAGATTGAAATGCTTCACTCGATGCAGGAGGAACGATACTGCATCTTTGCTACAAGCCGTCAGGCCGGAAAGTCAACCGTTACTTGTGCTTTCATCCTTTGGTATATCCTCTTTAATAGCGACAAGAACGTTGCTCTTCTTGCAAATAAAGCTGAGACTGCCCGTGAAATTCTTGGTAAGGTCCAGCTAGCATATCAGCACTTGCCAAAGTGGTTGCAGCACGGTGTCAACGAGTGGAACAAGGGATCATTTGTTCTAGAAAATAATAGCCGAGTCCTGGCAACCGCTACTTCATCCGACAACATTCGAGGCTTCTCTATTAACTTGTTGTTCATCGACGAGGCTGCCTTCATTGACAACTGGGATGAATTCTTCACATCAGTTTATCCTACAGTTTCTTCCGGTAAGAGCACCAAAGTGGTCTTGGTATCTACACCAAATGGATTGAATCACTTTTATGCCATATGGCAAAATGCCGTAGAGAAACGTAACAGCTACAAGAACATCATGGTTAAGTGGGATAGAGTCCCGGGCAGAGATGAACAGTGGAGACAAAATACTCTATCTGGTTTGAACTTTGACTTGGAAAAGTTTGCCCAGGAGTTTTGTATTACAGGTGATACAAAAGTAACTATTCAGACCAACGACGGTACCATTTCAGAAATAGCAATTGAAGATCTTTTCTTTTTCATGCACCAATGATCCGAAATATTATTACAGGAAAAAGTAAGTTATGGTCGAAATTGCTCGAAACCGCACCGGTATAAAAATTTTAACACCTGATGGATTTAAACAATTTACTGGCATCTCTAGAAAAAAGGTAACAAAAACCGTTCTTCTTAACATAGACGGCCAAATAATCAGATGCACGGAAGATCACAAAATAAAAATTTTGGGGTCCTTTATTCAGGCCAACCAAACTAAATTTATTGAAAGAGTAATTGACGAAGAAGTATATGTATATGATCCTATTAATGTTGGAGAAAAGCATGAGTATCTAACTGGATCAATAGTAAATCATAATTGTGTAGAATTCCAAGGTTCATCCGGTACACTCATTTCCGGTTGGAAGCTTAAAGAGCTGGTTCATAAAGTCCCGCTTTATTCCAAGGAAGGCTTGTCAAAGTATGAAGAGCCTAGAAGAGATCGAGCATATGCATGTATAGCTGACGTATCAAGAGGTAAAGGGCTTGACTATTCAGCATTCAGTGTAA